ATCTTCTTGATGTACTTGATGATGGTGATGGCGATCTTAATCGCACGGGGGGTGGTGGGGAGGTAGCAGTCAGTCCCGAGCCAGTTCAGGCCGATGAAGTGGGAGATCTTCTCTTCCAAGTCCTTCTTGGCCTGCATGAGGTTGAAGATGGCATCGCCTATGGCAGCCTCGGCCTTGCGGCCTTGCTCCATGGCCTTGTGCATCTTCCCTTCAATCTTCGGCGTTCCAGGCGTCTTCTCTTGGGGTCGTCCCGGCAGCTTATCCGTCACCCACGTAGGGATGATTGATTCTGGGGGTTCCCTGTCATACCATGCTTCAGCCATCGGATTCCCTAACGCTGCTTGGAGTAGGCACCTTCGTTGTTGACGCGATCCGCACCCTCAACGACATTGGCGGTCAGGGCAGTGGAGAGAACCTTCATGCCCTTGATGATGTGGTCGAACTTGGCGTGGGTGATGATGTCCCCGTTGGCGTCCAGGACAATGTCGCCGGTTGCGTGAACGGTGTAATTGCCGACCACACTGATGTCTACATCGCCCATGATCTCCAACTGGAGGCCACGCTTTTGATCGTTGGAGCCGATGGTGATTTCAGCCCCTCCATCAAGGGATGCAGTAATCGAACGGCCCTGTTTGTCTTTACCAATCCAGGCGACGAGGCCACCCCCGAGGTCCAGCATGAGGCTCTGGCCGGTGTCCGTGTTCTGTCCGATACGTAGCAGGATGTCGGAGACGGCGTGGAGGTCCAGGCTGAGGCCCGTGCAGTCCATGTTAGGGATGGGGGAACCGGAATAGTAGTAGGGGGCTTCCCTTGTCTGTGGCGTACCGGCCTTGGTGAGGTCGTGGATCTTGTAGGGGCCGTCACCGGAACCATAGGTGGGCCGACCCTTGGTGCGGCTGTAGTCCGTACCGCCCTGGGTCTTACCGGGGCCGTCCTGGTAGCCATTCTTGAGGTGCCGACGCTTGGATTTGTTGCTACGAGCGCCTAAACGGAGAATGGTCCCACCGTCGAAGGCACCCCGGAAGCTAACCCGCTCGGCGGCTGCCTTGTCGGTGAGATCCCCGGCGTCCCCGATGGCGTTGAGCTTCTTCTTCTTCCAGTACTGAAGTTCCCGCTTCACGACGGCGTCGGACTTCTCCCTGTTCTGGGACATGACATTGCGGTCGTCGTCGGGCAGGGTGGTGTCATCACAACCAAGGCGCATGACGACCTGCCCCAAGGTGGTTAGGTCCAGGGACTCCTCCTCATCCCGGTTCTTGCCCAAGACGATGCGGGCGGACCCAACGAAGTGGGCCTCCATGGACCGGCCAGCGCCATAGGGGTGCTCGTATTCGGAATTGTCCCAAGGGATGTTCTCCTTGGGGATCGTGCATCCCACTTCAAGCAGGATGAGGCCTTCTTTGGTGATGTCCCAGCGGGTTGTGTTGTAGTCGTGAGGGAACCGGACGGCGTAGGCTGAGGCAGCCATGCGGGCTTCCACATGATCGTCGCTCTTCTTGCACTCGGTGTGGCCCGTGGCTGTATCGGTGCCGAAGCGGCCTTCCTTCTTCATGGGGAAGATATTGGTCTTCAGGATCTTCCCGTAGGTGGACTTGTCGAAGCGGTTGTAGCCCACGAGGGTGCCCTGGGTCTTCTCGATGATCCAGCCGCGACGGCGGGGCGTCGGGCCTTCACCCTTGGTCGGACCCACGGGAGTCTTCTTGACGTCATCAGGGTGGTCGATCTCCTGCCCGATGATGAAGTCCTGATCGTCATGGTTGACGCCCTGGCCACCGGCCACCGGGGAGGTCCGCTCCCAGATGTTCCGCTTGAGGCCGAGCATATTGTCGAGGTAGTCAGTCTCCAGGACTTCCTGAGGAACGGGGAAGTCCAAGGCGAACTCCTGAATACGCTCCAGCACCTCGGAGACAGGGAGCATATCCTTCTGGCCATCAAAGTAACGGGTCTTGGTGTCCTTGTCGTGCTGGAGGAACACAGGCCACTGCTCGGTGCCGTCAGGCAGCATGAACTTCTTGAGGGGCTCGGCATCAGGGCGATAGACCCGGCCCCGGAAGGTCAGACCGGAGTCGGTGTATTCCACACGACGGCTGGTGATCTGGGTCCACTCACGGCGGAGGGGGTCCAGGTTGTCTCGGCTGAAGTCAGAGGCCAGTTGGTCCCACCCACCGTCGATCTTGGCAGTGTAGCCCATGGTATTCGTGACCGTCCGCTGACCTGGGTAGGCTTTGCGGTAGGTGCTGCGGATACGCTTCCGCTTCCGTTCCACGTCCTCGTTGATGCGGCGGGCGACCGCATACTTCCCTGCCAGGGCATCGGACCCCACCCAGGAGACAACGGCGATGGTACGGTTGCCGTCACTCTCAGGTGAGATGTTGCAGCACAGGCACTTTGCGCCCCGCTCGGGCATGGTGATGTCTGTAGCGGTGAAGCTGGAGTAGTTTGCGGGGATCACCATCACTGACTCGTGGACGATGCCAGTGCCGGGATCCTTGATGTCTACGATGCCTTTTTCCCAGTCCACACGAACGACCTCCCCGATGAACAGGGCATAGCGAAGGTCGTCACGGCGGTGACCCATCATGGATTGGTGCTGTGAGGGGGTTTTATAGGTCATGTAGGTCATGGCTTACCCCCTGCGATACCCTTCGGGGCGTCCACCAGGGCAAACTGATTAGCCTTGGCTTTCTCATCTTGAGTGGAGCTACCCGCCGCAGCCCCATCCCTGGTTCGCTGGTCAGCGGCTTCTTTGGCGGCGGGGGAGGCCATGTTGGCGACGGTGAGATCCTTACCCTGGGCGTCGAACTCCATAACAAACCACGTCTGGTCATCGTCGGCCTTACTGTTGTCCTGGTCATCCCCGAGAACAGCGATCTGCACTCCGGCGAGACCATTGTAGATGGCTTCCCACGCCTTCCCGCCCTGCTTGTCGAAGCTGGGGGTGCCGAGGGCGGTGAAGAGGAAGGCGTTGAGCTTCTCCTGCTTCTTTCCCTCGTTGGAGTCGGTGTCGGTGGTCTTTGCGTCGGCCTGCTTCTTCCGTAGTGCCCTCTGGGCTTCACGCTCCGTGCTGCTCATGGAGAAGAGTTCGAGGGCTTCGCGGAGACCCATGTAACGGCCCCAGGGGAAGGGGGCCATGACGACGTAGCCCTTACCGTCCGTGTAGGGAATCGTGGTCCGTAGGGTGTAGTAGTAGTCACCATCCACGGGGTTTTGTTTGGAGAAGTCCACGTAGGAGCGACTCTTACTGGAACCCCCCTTGGTAGTGGCCTGCTTGTCGGAGATCCCACCATTCTGGATACGCCATGCCTTGTTGAGTGTCGTCGGGTTGGGGAGCATGGACTTCTTGAAGCCCGCAGCGCCCAGGCGCTCGATCTCAGACTTGACCTCAGCCGGGAGCTTCTCAGAGGGCCTGATGTTATGGGCCACAGCCGAGTCATTCTCCCCCGTTGAGGTCGAGGTGTCCTTCTTGGGCTCGGAGGTTCCGGTCTTGGCGGTGGTGAACTCAAATACCAGATTGGGGACAGACTTGTAGACCAGGGCGTTCTTGGTGGTCTCCTTACCGTCCTCACCCATGACCTTGATGGCTTCAACGTCCTGCTTCAACACCCGCTCACGGATGCAGTCCAGATGGAGACGCATGGTGGCCGTGCCGCCCACGTTGTAGCTCCACGAGATGTTACGCAGGTAGCCATACATGTCCATGTGGGGGAGAAAGATGGGGTAGCCCAGCTTCAACTCAGGCCGCATGGGGATGGTGCATTGGTAGGAGCGGTAGCCACGGTTCGACTTGGTCATCTCATTGACGGCCCAGGCGAAATTGGTCTCAGGATCCTCACCCAGGAAGGAGTAGGACTTGGGCTCTTCGGCCCGTAGGCCAAACTTACGCAGCAGGTTGAGATCGATCCATGAACTCGTGGCCAGTAACTCCTCCCCGACCCCCTGCATTAAGGGGTTCTGGCCCATGGTGCCCTTCACGGACGTGCGGGTGAAGCGTATGGCGCTCTCGTCCTCCTGCTCGCTCTCCTGTTCAATCTCAGCGAGGTTCACGATGAAGGGGTTGACGGGGGCCTCAGCCTTGTCGTCGCCGCTCACCCACTGGGTGACGTCCAGATTGTAGAGGGGCGGCTTAATTATGATCCGGCCATCGAGATCCTGGAAGCCTTCGTAGCCAATGAGGTCCACCATCTGGCGGAGGCGCTCCAGCCGAGAGATGATCTCGCTGTTGAAGAGAGTGATGTTCCCAATGGCGTAATCAGGAGCCCAGTTCACGAGTTCCTTGAACTCCGCGAAGGTGTCCTCCAAGAACTTTGAGTCCTTGACACTAACGTGGACACTCGTAGTGTAGTTGTCCGCCCTCATGTTTTCGTGGTTCTTGGCCAACTCCGTCCACTTCTGGAAGACGTCCTTCTTGTGCTCATCCCGGAAAGGGTAGAAGCGTAGGCCCTTCAACAGGCGGCGGAGGTAGATGGACCACTTTGGGGCGTAGCCTAGGTAGAAGGCGTTCCGCTCGTCTGTGGTGTCCCCACCGAAGCCGGATGAGCCACCAATCTCCTTCACGGATGTCGTCTTCAGAGCAGACATCTGAATGGGCTCAACGAACATGTAGAAGGCCGACATGAACGCATTTGAACTGATGAACTTGGTCCGCATCGGTGACACGTCTTCAGGGTCACCATATTGGATGAGGCCGGGGGCCGTGTTGATCTGCATCAACTCCATAAGGCGCATGACCCCTTTGCAGGAGATGGAGATTTCCAGGGTGGTACCCATGTCGTCGTAGGTGATCGCGGAGACCACGCCCCAGAAGATCCGGTGGTAGACCGTCTTGCCCTCGGGGTTGGGGTAGTAGCCCTTGGCAAAGATGCGGACGTCCATCATTGTCGAGATGATGCGATTGCCCCCAGGGGCGAAGAAGAACCGCCTGTGGGCATTGGGAACCGAGAGAGTGATGGTCGCCCCAGGGATGAAGGTCTCGACGTCGCACGACCCGTTCACCGCCGTGACGTAGTCGTTGAAGTTAATGATGTCCCCCTGGTCGTTCTCCCCCAGGAACTCATTGATGATATAGGGCAGCCCATCGAGGTAAACGATGAGGTCTGGACTCGTTTTGATGATCTCGCGCTCTTGGTGAGTCTGCCGAATGTTGCGCTGCTTCGCTGTTTGTGCCATGGCTTCTATCCTAGCAGTGACAACTCCCTTTTTGGTTACTTCTTCGCCGGGGGTGCATACATGTTAGCAAGAGAAGCCGACCCGAAATTGGGGGTGGTGGGGATGGTGGTTGCTTGGAGCATAGCGGCTTGGGCCGCCTGATTGGAAAGTGGCCCCTTGCCGAGAGCTAGGATGTCTGCCTGAGTTATCCCGGCTGCTGCGAGATTAGCACCTGCGTCAGCCTCCGCCTTACGGGCTGCGGCCTCCGCCTTTGCCTTATCTTCCCTTTCTTTGGCTGCTGCAAGGATGAGGGATCGGGTTGCCTCATAGGCGTGGCCCCGGTAGACGTCGTTGTGAATGCTGTCACGCCAGGGGCTCGCGTCAACGAAGCGTTCTTTCCAGGCCATAAAGGTGGCGGAGAAGGAAATCTGGTAGGGCTTGTCTGCGTCCTCGGTGAACTCAAGGTCGGTGAAACACCCTGACCAACAGAAGTTCCCCACCCGTAGTTCCACATCAGAGTGGAAGCGGATGCGGCGACGGAGGGCATCGTTTGCCAGCGTGGAGTTGTCGATGTCCTCCCCCTCGAACCAGTAGCCGTTGTTCTCGAAGAGGGAGACGAACTCCATGAAGTTCCGGTAGCTCGCCGTATGTTCATTGAAGTTGTTCGTCAGGCCGAGGGTGAAATACTGGCCAGCGGTGACCCCCTCCAGGCGGATCTCCACGGTGTCATCGCCCCAGAACCCCACCTGCCAACCCGCCCTGGCCATGCTCTGGGCGTCGATTGTGTTGCGGCTGACATTGATGGCGTAGGGGTTGATGAGGAAGCGGAAGACCAGGGGCTCAGGCTTGGTCACGGTCGGACCCTCACGACGATCCGCGATGCGGATGTCCATGTAATTTGTGAAGGTGGACTTGGCCTGGTATGTCGAGTAGTCCGACATGGCCGAGGCTTGGCGAATTGTGGTGCCCTGAGTTTTGAAATTTCCTGGAGGGGGTGACCCAAAGAGGTTCCGCCAAGACCAATCGGGTTTGGCCTGCATGGTGCCATCTGAACTTTTGTATTCACGCCCTGTGTCGGGGTTCAAGAACTCGATGGTGGGGACGGGCACGGGGACGATGCGCTTGTCGGCCCGACCAGGGAGGGAGGCCACACCAATCGGAGTCCCCGTCAGTGAGAGACGCGCCAAGTCCTCCTTAGACCAGCCCTGCTTTGACTTGCGGGTCATGCGTTCTCCCCCTTATACATGAGGTCGGGGATGTAGACGGACTTGATCGTGCGAACGACGTAGAACGTGAAGTCGAAGTCCCAGGTGAAGGGCGTCTCAGCGTTCATACTGAAGTTGAGGCTCTTGAAGTAACCGAAGTAGGTCGAGCCCTTCATCTTGAAGATGATGATGCCACGGGTGAACACATCATTGTTGCGGGCGTTGCCCTGAAACCGGGAGAGCCCTGTGTTCTTATCCCAGGAAGTCGGTCCAGCCTGCTGAAGTTCATTGAACTTTCCGTCGTAGTTCTCATTGTGGAAGCGAATCTGGCCGTTGTTTTTGAACAACTGGAGGAGTTCGTTGAAGGCGTCCTGGGCGGGAACCCGGAAGGCGTCTGTGGCATCCCCCGGTCCTAGGAGTCCTTCCAGCCGCTTGTCCACGGTGTACTTCGCCCTGAACTCCTTCTGCTTGGAGGATGGGAAGAGAGAGCCAAAAAACCCCGTGGCCCCGTAGCGGCTCTTGGTGTCTGACCATGCAGCCACATCGGATGAGAAGATGTTGTCGCGGTTGACGTAGCCACTACCATCCCCAGCACCCAGGCCCAGGAAGTCACTGAAGGCACCGACGATCAGGTTGGAGTAGTATGCCGCTCGCGTGGGCTTGGTCTCAGCCGTCAGGAGCATCTCCAGGGGGTGCTCGGAGTCAATGCGGGTGATGCCCTCAGCGCGAACATTGATGTCCAGCTTCTTGCTGCGGGAGGCGTATTGGTTAGAGACGTCGGTGAGCAGGGAGCCTGGGTTGGAGAGGGACATGACCGAGGCAGGGCCAAACTGATTCAGGAAGAGGCCGGTGGTGCCTGAGCCAGAAAGGATGTCTGGTTCCATCCCCCAGAAGGTTAGATGGAACCCCGTGCGGGTGGGCCTCTTGTGGATGACGTGGCGGCTGCGAACGCTCAGGGTCTTCAGGCTGACATTCAGCCGGACCTCGGCAGCATTCTTCCCTGCCATCAGGGGCTTCGTGGTGTTCTCATCCAGGGAGACCTGGAAGACACCTCGGGCGGGGATGCTCACGAGCTTGGGGTTGCCGACGAGAATCTCGTTGCTTCCACC